TCAAGCATCAGGTGATGATTCAAATATAGGTTTACAATTAAAAACAAAAGGAACTGGAGTTATTCAAGCTGAAGACGGTGGTGGAACAGTGGCCGCTGTTAAGATAGCAGGAAAAGAAACTATATGGATTCCGGCTGCAGCAATGTACGGTGCAACTACTAATGGAGCTGATGCAGAACAAGTAGAAACTACAGCTACAAGACCAGATATGAAAGTATTTGATTTTGATGCTAGTACAGCACAATATACTCAATTTACAATAGCTATGCCTAAATCATGGAACGAAGGAACTTTAACTTACCAAGTTTATTGGGCACCTAGTACAACTAACACAGGAAACTGTATATTTGGTTTACAAGGGGTAGCGTGTGCAGATGGTGATACTATTGATGTTGCATATGGAACAGCTATAGAAGTTACAGACGCTGGAATCGGAACAGTTGAAGATCAACAAGTTACATCTGAAAGTAGTGCAATGACAGTTGCTGGATCCCCTGCAGCTGGAGAGCAAAGTTATTTTCAATTATACAGAGACGCAGCTGATGGTAGTGATTCTTTTACTGGTGAAGCTAGAGTTCTAGGAGTAAAAATATTCTACACTACTGATGCAGCTAACGACGCGTAAGGAGATAGAATATGAGAGATTTAAAAAATAAACTTACACCAGGTAAGAACACAAAAAATATTCAAAAAAGAAGAGGCAAATCTTTTGGTTACCAAGTTTTAGGATTTGGTTCTGGAGGCGTAGCTTTTACACCCTTTCAAGCCACCTATTTAGTTATTGCTGGAGGTGGTGGAGGTTCATGTGGTTCTACTCACCCTTCAGGAGGAGGCGGTGCAGGAGGTTATAGAACTTCTTGGAACTGTGAAACTTCTGGTGGTGGAGGTTCTACTGAATCTGCAATCGAATTTGGATCAGCAGGAGCTTTTACAATTACTGTTGGTGCTGGTGGTGGAGGCGGCGATAATGGCGGTACTTCAGGACAACAAGGTAGTGACTCAGTTTTAAATTATGGAGCATGTTCTGCAATTACATCAGTTGGTGGTGGTAAATCTTCTCCAGATGGATATGATGGAGGATCAGGAGGCGCTGGAAACTATAATGCACAAACTCCAGCAAATTTTGAAGGAACTGCAGGTCAAGGTAGAGATGCAGGTCAAGGGACCGGTTTAACGGGTCCAACATTTAATGTTTCATCTGCAGGTGGCGGAGGTGCTTCTGGAACAGGAGGAAATGGTAGCCCATCTGCACACGGAGGAGCCGGAGGAGCCGGAGTAGCAAGTACAATTTCAGGATCATCAGTCACGCGAGGTGGCGGAGGTGGTGGAGGATCACGATCAGGTCAAGGCTGTGGAGGTTCAGGTGGCGGAGGCAATGCAACATCAGCTCAGACATCACCAGGAGGTCCCAATGAAGGGACCGTTAACACTGGAGGCGGTGGTGGAGCAAACCATCAAAACCCAGGAGGAAACGGTATATCAGGTAATGGTGGCTCAGGTGTAGTATATATCTCAGTACCAGCATGTGCTTGTATTACAGCAGCCCCAGGAACAAATTCAGTATCTCCAGCTCCAGGATGTAAACAGCTAGCAACATTTACAGTAACGGGAACTTTAACGGTAGCATAATATGGCACATTTTGCGAGATTAGATGAAAACAATATCGTACAAGAAGTATTAGTTATTGCTAATGATGTTCCTACAGCAGACGGACCTTTAGGTGAAAATGATATGCATGTTGATGGAGAAACTTATTGCACAAATTTATTAGGTGGGACTTGGAAACAAACTTCTTATAATGATTCATTCAGAGGTACATATGCCTCTGCAGGTGATACTTATGATGCAGTTAAAGATAAATTTATTAAACTACAACCTTATCCTTCGTGGGTTTTAGATGACAAAGATTTGTGGACATCTCCTGTTGCTTACCCATCTATAACAACTTTTACAGGTGACGGTATAGAACCTTATAACATAGAATGGGATGAAGATAACGTTAGATGGAGAGGTTATAATGGTACTAACTGGAATTATTGGGATCCAGATACCTCTACTTGGATAGCTATTCCTTAATATTGACAACCTAATACTAAAAAGAATTGATCTAGATCAATTCTTTTTATTTCCCTTTACTATATCTTTAAATTAATATAATACATATTTATAAAGATATATATGAACCTTAAAAATTACTACTGGTATTTTAAATCCGCCATTCCTCACAAAATTTGTAATGATATAATTAAATATGGTAATCAATTAAGAGATCAAATTGCTGTTACTGGAGGAATAAACAATAAAAAACAATTTAAAGATTTAAAAAAACAAAGAGATTCAAACATTGTTTGGTTAGATGAAAAGTGGATTTATAAAGAAATACAGCCTTATGTAAATATGGCCAATAAAAATGCTGGTTGGAATTTTCAATGGGATTGGTCAGAGTCTTGTCAATTTACAAAATATAAAAAAGAACAATTTTATGATTGGCATCGTGATGCTTGGGATCAGCCATACAACAGAAAAAATGAAAATGACCCTTCTCATAAAAAAATAAGAAAATTATCTGTAACGGTTTCTTTGTCAGATGCAAAAGATTACAAAGGTGGAGAATTAGAGTTTGATTTTAAAAATACAGACATTAGAAAAAAACCTGAAATTATAAAATGTAAAGAAATCCTACCAAAAGGATCCTTAGTTGTGTTTCCTTCTTTTGTGTGGCACAGAGTTTGTCCAGTAAAAAAAGGAGAAAGGTATAGTCTTGTTATATGGAATTGTGGGGATCCTTATAAATGAAAAATTATCCTAAACAACTTGATAGAGTAGATTATTTTCCTTGTCCAATTTGGTCGGCGTATGAACCTAGTTTTTTAAAAGAACTAAACAAAGCATCGGATACATATATTAAAAATTCACAAAAATTATCTAGAAAACAATTAAATCTTAGAAATAAAAAATATGGTGATAAAAAAGATATGGGGCATGTTTTTCATTCTACAACTTTAATAGGAAATAAAAATTTCCTAAGCCTACAAGAATATATTATCGCAACGTCTGGTAATTTATTAGACGAAATGGGTTTTGATTTAAAAAATTTTAAAATGTTTTTAACAGAAATGTGGGTTCAAGAATTTCCTAAAAGGGGCGGCGGCCATCACTCTTTACACACTCATTGGAATGGTCATATATCGGGTTTTTATTTTTTAAAATGTAGTAACAAAACATCCCTTCCTGTTTTTGAAGACCCAAGACCAGGAAATGTAATGAATCTTTTACCGGAAAAAGATAAATCAAAAATTACTTATGCATCAAGTCAAATTAATTATGTGCCAAAACCTGGCACATTTATATTTTTTCCATCTTACATCCCGCATCAATACCTTGTAGATTTAGGATATGATTCATTTAGGTTTATACATTGGAACTGTCAAGCAATACCAAAAGGAGCTTTAAATGTTATTTAAAAAAATATTTGTGCAGGATAATTTTTTAAGTAAAATAGAATGTAAAAAATTAATACAGTTTTATAACTCTAAACCTTTTTCTGAAAATTTTAATGGAACTTATCCGTTAAATTTAAAACACTCAGAGCATAATAAACTTTATAAAAAAATTAATACTATTTCACGTATGTTAAATAAATCTATTATAGATTGGTTTCAAATAGTAAAATGGCCAATGTCTCATTCTGGAAAAAATTTACATTTTGATGGTGCTAGTTTGCAAACTACTTTAAGTAGTATTATTTACTTAAATAATACTTATGATGGCGGACACACTTATTTTGAAGACGGCACTACTTTTGCTCCTGTGACAGGTAGAGTAATTTTTTTTGATGGAAATTATTACAAACATGGAGTATCTTCAGTAAAAAACAATGATAGATATACAGTAGCATCTTGGTTTAAAAATGAACTTTAAAAAAAATAAATATACAGTATTAAAAAAAGTTATCTCTTCTGAACTAGCAGATTTTGTTTATAAATATTTTTTAAATAAAAGAAATGTTGCAAGGTTTTTATTTGATCAAAAATACCTATCACCGT